GCTATTTTTTTCTGGGGGGTGGGATGGGGATCAGTGATGGGATGCTGGCGGATCTGGTGCGGGAGGTTTGCCATGATGGGGGGACCGGGCCGTTGCTGCTGGGCGGGGCGATGGCGGGGTTTCGGAGTTTTGATGCGGCGGTGGGGGAGGGGGTGGCCTTTCCCTATGTGATCATGAGCCTGGTCGATCCTGCGCAATGGGAAGCGGGGACCGGGACGCTGGATGGTGCGGGGCGGCTGGTGCGGACGCCGGTGGCGTCTTCGGCGGGCGGGGCGACGGTGGATTTTTCGGTGGGCGAGAAGTCCGTGGCGCTGACCGTGCATGCGGCTTGGCTGGAGGCGGTGAACCTCCATGGCCATGGGATTGGCGAGATTGCGGGGCTGGCCGATGCGCTGGCAGGGCGGCAGGCGGCGAGCGGGGAACTGGACGCGATCGCGGCGGTGAGCGGGACGGCGTTCGGCCGGGCCTTGCTGGGGCAGGCGGATGGCGCGGCGGTGCGCAGTCATGTGGGGGCGCTAGGCATGAGTGGCGTGCAGCGGATGCGCGGGGCGGAACTGCATATCAATACGCAGGGCGACGAGGATTATGCGCTGGAAGGGGCGATCGGCAAGGTGTCGGTGCAGACGCAGGCCATGTCGGTCTTCATGGATGGCGGGCAGGCGAGCTTTCGCGTGCTGTCGTTCGGATCGCTGGCCAATAATCGGCTCTATCGCGCCAATGGCACATTCGCGGCGCGCAGTGATGTCGTTACCAATGACGTGATCGGTGACTATAATGTGTGGGGGATGATCGGCGGGACGTTCGCCGAATTGTCGCGCATCCGCACGACGCTGACCGCTGCTGCGCCGGGGCCGACCAATCTAGCGTCGCGGATGAGTTTCCATGTCGGGCGCAATGGGTCGGCGGCGATGCAGGAGGCGTTGCGGCTGGAGCATCAGGCGCTGACCGCGTTCGGATCGGTGGCGCCGTCCACTGACAATGGCTTTGCGCTGGGGAGCGCGGCGGCGCGCTGGTCAGTGGTCTATGCCGCGAGCGGGGCGATCAACACGTCCGATGCGCGGGTGAAATGTGATGTGGCGGCGGTCGGGGACGATCTGCTTGACGCCTGGGGTGCGGTCGCATGGCGGCAGTTTCGCTTTGCTGATGCGGTGGCGGAGAAGGGCGATGGCGCGCGCTGGCATATCGGGCTGGTGGCGCAAGAGGTGCTCGACGCGATCGACGCGCGATTGGGCGATGGCGCGGCGGTGCGGCTGGGGCTGCTGTGCCATGATGTCTGGGACGAGGGCGACCGCTGGGGGCTGCGTTACGAGGAATGCCTGGCGCTGGAGGCGGCGTGGCAGCGGCGGCGGATCGAGCGGATCGAGGCGCTGCTGGCGCTGCTGGAAGCGCAGCATGATGCAGGGTGAGCCGCTGGGCGCGGGCGCGATCGGCGACCTGCGCGGTGGCGATGCGCCCTGGGGCGGCGCGTGGCGCGGCGGGGTGCGGCCGGGGCAGGACATGCGGGTCGCGGCGCGGCCTGCGCCCGACCGGCCGGAAGCGTTACGGGGGAGGATGATCCGATGAGCCTGATTGCCAAAGATCCGCAGGCGCGGATCGACCATGTCATCGACTGGTCCGCCTATCTGGCGGGGCAGAGCGTGATTGCGAGTGTGTGGACCGTCAGCCCGGCGGGGGCGCTGACGGTGGAAGATGCGGCGTTCGAGCCGGGGCGGTCCAGCGTGCGGGTGAGCGGCGGGGCGGTGGGACAGCTTTACCGGCTGACCAACCGCGTCACCTTGTCCGACGGGCAGGTGGATGAGCGGTCGGTGACGGTCAGGGTGGAGGAACGCTGATGCTGGCGCAGGAGGAGAGCGGGGCGCTGGCGGCGTCGCTGGATGAACTCAAGGCCTATTTGCGGATCGAGACGGACAGCGAGGATGCGGTGCTGGCCGGGTTTCTGCGCAGCGCGGCGGCGCTGTGCGAGCAATTTGTTGGCCAGTGGCTGATCGTGCGGAATGCGCGCGAGATGGTGGCGGCGAGCCAGGGTTGGCAGCGGCTGGGCGCGCGGCCGGTGATGGCGATCGAGACGGTCGAGGCGGTGGATGGCGAGGGGGTGGCGCAGCCGCTGCCGATCGACGCCTATGCGATCGACATCGATGCGGCGGGCGATGGATGGGTGCGATCGATGCGGGCGGACGAGCGGCGGCGGCTGGCGGTGCGCTATCGCGCGGGCATGGCGGCGGAGATGAACGGCCTTCCGCAAGCGCTGCGGCAGGGGATCGTGCGGCTGGCGGCGGAGCATTTCATGGCGCGCGGGAATGAGGGCGGTGCGCCGCCCGCGGTGGTGAGCGCGCTGTGGCGGCCGTTCCGGCGGATGCGGCTGGCATGAGGGCGGCGTTGATGCGGCGCATCGAGGCGCGGGCGGCGCGCAGGCGGGCGACGATTGCGGCGGCGCTGGCAGAGGTGGGGGCGGAGGCGGGCGTTGATGTGGCGATCGACGGCGAGGTTGTGCGGGTGTCGGCGCGGGGTTTGCGGGCGCGCTGGTGGCGCGATCTGGCGCTGCGCGAGGCGGGGAGGACGGGGGCATGAGCGCGGAACTGGCGGTGCGCAGCGCGGTGATCGCGGCGTTGCGGGCGGATGGCCTGCTGATGGCGGGGCTGAACGCGCTTTATGATGGCGAGCCGGTGCGGGCGAGTGCGCCCTATGGCCATGTGGGCGAATGTATCGGCACCGACTGGGGCGGCAAGCAGGTCGAGGGGCGCGAAGTGCGGCTGACCATCGGCTTGCAGGATGCGGGCGAGACGCCGGGGCGGCTGCCGGCGATGATCGGGCGGATTGATCCTGCGATCGGTGCGGTGCAGGCTTATGCGGGGTGGCGGATCGTTACGGCGCGCCTGGTGCGGTCGCGGGTGATGCGGAGTGGAGGCAAGCCGCCGAGCGGGTGGCAGGCGGTGATCGACTATCGGCTAAGGGCGGTTTGGGAGGGGGGCTAGGCGTCGCTTGTGGCTGGCGTCGAGCCCCCTCTCAACTGCGGCTAGGCAGCAAGCTGCCGAGCCTTCGTATCTCTCCCCGCTGGGGAGAGAGGGGGGTGGTCAGCCTGGGCGGTTATAGTCTTCATATTCGGCGGTGATCTTGTCGACATATTCGGCGATCTGGTCGTCGGCGTCGGCTTGTGCCGCCTTTTCCGACATGCCGTCGGCCTTGTCGGTGGCGACGATCGCGGCGCGGAAGGCGGCTTCCTTGTCGGCGCAGCTCTTCTTCATCTCGGATTGAAACTCGCCGAGCGGCAATTTCTTGTCGAGGCCGGGCTTCACCTGGGCGGACAGGCATTGCGAATAGGCCTTGCGGCCTGCGCCCACGGCGTCGGCCGAAGGGGCGGCGGCCAGCATCGTGACCAGCGACATAATCAGAAACATCGGGACTCTCCTGAACCTGCGTTTTGCACGCTTTGACTGATGAAAGGATGCGCCATGGGCGTCGAAAAAGGAAGTGCGTTTCTGTTGAAAGTGGGGGACGGCAACATCCCCGCAACATATGCGACCGTGGCGGGGATGCGGACTACGCAATTGTCCGTAAATGGCGAGGCGGTGAATATTACCTCCAAGGATTCGGGCGGCTGGCGCGAATTATTGTCGGGGGCGGGGGTGCGATCGGTCAGCGTGTCGGCGGCCGGGCTGTTCACGGGATCGGCGGCGGAGGTGCGCATCCGCAACCATGCGCTGTCGGGTACGATCGACCAATATGAGCTGAGTTTCGAGAGCGGCGAGCGGATGCGCGGGCGCTTTCTGGTGACGCGGCTCGACTATGCCGGGGATTATAATGGCGAGCGCAATTATGCGCTGAGCCTGGAAAGCTCCGGCGCGGTGGTGTCGGAATGAGCGGGGTTGTGAACCCTGAACGGGGCGAGGCGGCGTTGGTGCTGGGCGGCGATGTGCTGGCGTTGCGGCCGAGTTTCGGGGCGCTGGTGGCGGCCGAGGCCGAGCTGGGGCCGTTGTTCGACCTGGTCGAGCGGGCGGCGGACGGGAAATTGTCGCTGGGCGATATGGCGGCTTTGTTCTGGCATTGCCTGGTCGATCGCGAGCGGATGGACCGGGAGTCGCTGGGCGAGGCGATGCTTGTCGTCGGGCTGGCGCGACTGACGCCGGTGCTCAAGACGCTGTTGCAGCAGATATTGGCGGGAAAATGAGGCGCTTTGCCGAGGGGGCGCGGCGGCTGGCGGGGGTGGCCGGGTGGTTGCTTGGCTGGCGGCCGGAGGAGTTTTGGCGCGCGACGCCGGCGGAGTTGGCGGCGGTGCTGGGCGCGGCGTTGGGGGAGGATGAGGGTGGTGAGGGGGTGGATGGGGGTGAGTTGGCGCGGTTGATGGGGGTGATGCCGGATTGAGGCATCTTCGCTGCCATAGGTCCGATCCTCATGTGCGCATGGACGATCCATCCCGCTACCTTTGTCCTTGGGGATGAGGTGGGAGATGGGTTCCCGCCTTCGCGGGAATGACGTTGTTTTATGGGTCGGGCGTCGAGCCCCCTCTTCCAACTGCGCCTAGCCAGCACGCTGGCAAGGCTTCGTATCCTTCTCCCCGCTGGGGAGAAGGTTTTCTTTTATCGGGAGGCGCTGGTGGACGAGGAAATCGAGACGCTGGTGGTGCGGGTTCGGGCGGATAGGCAGGGGTTGAGCCGCGATGTCGAGGCGAT